TCGGGCGGGGCAAGGCATCGTGGTTGGTGGAGCACCGGGTGCTGATGGGCGACACCGCCCGAACGGAAGTCTGGTCGGCCCTGGCCAAGCTGATGGGCGAAACCTGGACGCACAGCAGTGATTGCCAGCTGAGCCTGGCACGCATCGCCCTGGATACCGGCTACGCCACGCAGGAGGCCTATGCCTTCGTGCGCAGCGTGCGCGATGCCCGTCTCATGCCGATCAAGGGCATTGCTGGTGGCGCGGCGCTGATCGGCACGCCGACGGCGGTGGATGCCACGGCCAGTGGCAAGAAGCTGCGCCGGGGCATCAAGGTGTTTCCAGTGGCCGGAGGCATTGCCAAGCTGGAGTTCTACAACAACCTGCGCAAGAGCGCCGAGGTGGCCGCAGACGGCGTGACGACCATCTATCCGGCCGGTTACGTGCATCTGCCCAAGGTCGATGCCGCGTACCTGCAGCAGCTGTGTGCCGAGCAGCTGATCACCCGGCGCGACCGTAACGGCTTTGCCCACCGCGAGTGGCAAAAGATGCGCGAGCGCAACGAGGCGCTGGACTGCTACGTCTACGCCCGAGCCGCTGCGGCAGCGGCTGGCCTGGACCGGTTCGAGGACCGGCACTGGCTGGAACTGGAAAAACAACTGGGCGTTGGTTCACCGACCGATGCCGACCCTACTGACACCCCCGAGGCCACCCGAGAACAGAGGTTTGACGGTGGCCTCAGCACTTCTGGCAACACCTCAGCGCCCGCGCGGCGTGTGGTGCGCAGCCGATGGATGACCTGATGACCACTTACACACCTGAACACCTTCAGGCCCTGCGTGAAGCCTTGGCCAGTGGCGAGCACCGCGTGACCTACGAAGGCAAGAGCATTGAGTACCGCAGTGTGGCTGATCTCAAGGCTGCGATTGCCGAAGTCGAAGCCACCCTTGCACGTGAGTCCGGCGCACCGAAGTCACGCCAGATCCGCGTGACCACGAGCAAGGCGCTCTGATGGCCTGGCTCAAAACCATGTCCCGGATCAGCCGTCGCATGTTCGGTGGCACGCCCGTCTACGACGGTACGGGCAGTGGCCGCCGGGCGCTGGCCTGGATGCCGGGCAACCCTGGCGCAGTGGCTGCCTTGTCGTTGGCGCAGGACGAACTGCGCGCCAAGAGCCGTGACCTGGTGCGACGCAATGCCTGGGCCGCCGCTGGCATCGAAGCCTTTGTGGCCAACGCCATCGGTACCGGCATCAAGCCGCAGAGCATGGTGCAAGACCAAGCCACCCGTGAAGCCATTCACAGCCTATGGTGGGATTGGTGCGAGCAGGCGGATGCGGCAGGGCTGACTGACTTCTATGGTCTGCAGGCATTGGCCACCCGGGCCATGCTCGAAGGCGGCGAAGCACTGATCCGATTGCGATACCGCCGCACTGAGGATGGTTTGCCGGTGGCCTTACAGATCCAGGTACTGGAAGCCGAGCACCTGCCGACCACCATGAACCGTGATTTGTCCGGTGGCAATGTGATCCGTGCCGGCATCGAGTTCGACCGACTCGGGCGTCGGGTGGCGTACCACCTGTACCGCTCGCACCCCAACGACGGGCTGTTGGCCCCGATGTCCAGCCAGGGTGGGACGGACACCGTGCGGGTGGATGCCAGTGAAGTGATCCACCTGTTCCGCCCGTTGCGCCCTGGTCAGATCCGAGGCGAGCCTTGGCTCACCCGGGCACTGGTCAAACTCAACGAGCTCGACCAGTATGACGACGCGGAACTGGTCCGCAAAAAGACCGCCGCCATGTTCGCTGGTTTCATCACCCGCATGGCCCCAGAAGACAACCTGATGGGCGAGTCGGCGGCCGATGCGAATGGTGTCGCCTTGGCCGGCATGGAACCCGGCACGCTTCAGATCCTGGAGCCCGGGGAAGACATCAAGTTCTCAGCCCCGGCCGATGTGGGCAGTTCCTACGCTGAATTCATGCGCCAGCAGTTCCGGGCAGTGGCGGCTGCCATGGGCATTACCTACGAGATGCTCACCGGGGATCTCACGCAAGTGAACTACTCGTCCATTCGAGCAGGCTTGCTGGAGTTCCGCCGCCGCTGCGAAGCCTTGCAGCACGGCGTGATCGTGCACCAGCTGTGCCGACCCATTTGGCGTGCCTGGATGGACCAGGCGGTGCTCGAAGCTGCCATTGACTTGCCCGGCTACCGAAAAGACCGCCGCACCTACCAAGCTGCCAAGTGGATCCCGCAGGGCTGGAGCTGGGTCGACCCGCAAAAGGAATTCAACGCCATGAAGCTCGCCATCCGGGCGGGCCTCATGAGCCGCTCAGAAGCGATCTCCGGCAATGGCTATGACGCCGAGGACGTGGATCGCGAGATTGCAGCGGACAACGAACGGGCGGATGCCTTGGGCCTGGTCTTTGACTCCGATGCCCGGCATGACCAGGCGCCCGTACCGGCGCCCAGTGACACCCAAAACCTGCAACCTGCAGACGAGCAGTCTGCCGATCTGGCCAATCCAGACGATACGGCCGCCGACAACCAGGACCCCCAACCATGACTTACCTTGCCTCCCGATTGTTCGGGACGCCACTTCTTATCCATCGACCCAAGCTGGATGTGATCCTGTCCGTGGTCGGCCAGCGCATCGGCATGGCCGATGTGCCTGCGATGCCCATGATGGACTTGGCCGCTTTCCAAAGGCCACCTTTTGCGGCATCGCCCGAGGGCATTGCAGTGATCCCCATTCACGGTTCTCTCGTCAAGCGCTCGCTCGGCATGGAAGCTGCATCTGGCCTGACTTCCTATGGCGAGATCGCTGCCATGCTCGATGCGGCCCTGGCCGATACCCAGGTTAGCGGCATCTTGCTCGACATCGACTCGCCGGGAGGTGAGGCTTCGGGCAGTTTCGAGTTGGCTCGTCGTGTGCGCGAAGTGGCAGCGCTCAAACCCGTCTGGGCGGTGGCCAATGACGCTGCATATTCAGCGGCCTATGCGATTGCTGCCAGCGCCCAGCGGCTGTTCGTGACAGAGACAGGCGGTGTCGGCTCCATCGGTGTGATCGCCCTGCATGTGGATCAGTCGATCAAGAACGCCAAGGACGGCTACCACTTCACTGCGATCACGGCCGGTGCGCACAAGAACGACTACTCGCCACATGAACCGTTGTCGGATGCTGCCAAGACCGAACTGCAGGGTGAGGTCGATCGGCTGTATTCCATCTTTACCGAACACGTGGCTGCCATGCGCGGCCTGGATCTCGCTGCCGTGCGTGCCACGGAGGCTGGGCTGTACTTCGGCAGCAATGCCGTGGCCCAGGGTCTCGCCGATGGTGTCCAGACGCTGGACGCCACCCTCAGCCAATTCCACCAGTTCCTCAACGCCCGTAACCATTCGCCGTCTCAGGTGCGGGGCGTCATCCGTGCTGAGGCGGCACCCCTGAAAAAGGAAATGACCATGAACGAAGAAGAGAAAGTGCTGGAGACCATCGGTGTCGACGAAGCGGCAGTGCTGGTGGCCGAAGCCCGCCGCGAAGTGACCCAAACCGCCCAGGCCATTGCCGAGCTGTGCCTGCTGGCTGGTTGCCCCGACCGTGCGGCCGAGTTCATCGCCGCAGGCAAATCCCAAGCTGATGTGCGCCGCGCACTGATCGACGCCCGTGCTGCGCAGTCCGATGCCGCCGACATCCGCTCGACGATCACCGTAGATGCGGGAACCCAGTCGCTCGATCGACCTGAGACCTCGCCCATCGTGGCGGCCGTCAAGAAACTCACCGCCCAAGCCTGAGAAAGGAATCCACCATGCCCGCCATCACCGAACCAAAAAACCTCGGCGACCTGTTGAAGTACGAAGCCCCCAACCGTTACTCGCGCGACGTCGCCACCATCGCCGCCGGCCAGAACCTGCCCCTGGGCACGGTGCTGGGTCGCAATACCAGCGATGGCAAGCACTACGCCATCGACCCCGCTGCCGCCGACGGCACCGAGTCCGCCATTGGTGTGCTGGCCAACGCGGTTGATGCCACCAATGCCGACAGGTCGGATGCCATCCTGATCGCCCGCCACGCCATCGTGGCCAAGACCGCGCTGGTTTGGCCGATTGGCCTCACCGGTGCCCAGCGCACCGCTTTCGAGCAGCAGTTGGCTGAGCGTGGCGTGCTGGTGCGTGAAAGTGCGTAAAGCCTGCCCCTGATCCGGCTGTCACCCAACCCATTCATCCCCTCGAACCCGCCTGGCCGTCTGGCTTGCGCGGGTTTCGTCATTTTTGGAGCCCCACATGCAGAACCTCTTTGCCAATCCGGCCTTCAGCATGGCCAATCTCACGGCCGCCATCAACCTGGTGCCCAACCGCTACGGCCGGCTGGAAGACCTGAACCTGTTTCCGGCCAAGCCCACGCGCTTTCGGCAAATCATCATTGAAGAGCGCAACGGTGTGCTCAACCTGCTGCCCACCATGCCCCCGGGCTCGCCTGGCACTGTTGGCACGCGTGGCAAGCGCAAGGTCCGCTCCTTCGTCATCCCCCATATCCCGCACGACGACGTGGTGCTGCCCGAAGAAGTCCAGGGCATCCGCGCCTTTGGCTCAGAGACCGAGCTCGAAACCCTGGCGGGCGTGCTGGCCCGGCATCTCGAGACCATGCGCAACAAGCACGCGATCACGCTGGAGCACCTGCGCATGGGCGCATTGAAGGGCGAGATCCTGGATGCCGATGGTTCGACCATCTACAACCTCTATGACGAGTTCGGCATCGACGCGACCACGATGTCGTTTGGCCTGGCGGATGCCAAGACCA